TTGTTGCGCTGCATTAACGTCAAATCCGCCACCAGTGGCTTGTTGTCCAGCTGTAGCTTGAGCTTGTTGGGATGCTAGTAATGCATTTGCATCTCGAATTGATTGCATTGAACCTGCTGTAGCCAAATCTTGTTTAGCTGCTTGTTCACTTTGCAGTTGAGATTGTTGACCTGATGCAATTTGTGATTGAATTAATGCTTGGCGTTGAGCTTCGGCAGCAGCAGCAGCTTGTGCGTCTTGTTGCGATTGCATTTGCGACAAAAACCCAAGCATTGGATCATACTTTTGTTTTCCTTTTCCACCGCCACCACCACCTGCTCCTCCACCTTTTCCTTTTGAGCTTCCTTTACTTCCACCACCAAAAGCACCAGAATATGTTCCAAATTTTCCACCTTTTGGCCCCGGAAGAATTCCAGCCGGATCCATTATGTTCATTGGGTCAATAATTCCCCTAGCTTTTTTCATCACTCCACCCATATTAAGATCCTCCAAAAGTTAAACCAGTTGTTGCTGGTGTTACGAATTTGTTTAGGCTTTGCTGAGTTCCACCAACGCCTTGATTAGACATTCCCGAAGCTGTTGTCATTGTTGGTTGCACCCCCATTTGTTGCAAAGATTGCTGTCTAGCTTGACCAACGTCAAATCCACCACCAGTTGCAGAAGCTCCACCTGCTTGTTGAGAAACAATTGCAGCATCTTGCGCTTGTTGTGCTGTATTCATTCCACCCAATGCTTGTTTAGCGGCTTGTTCACCTTGCATTTGAGCTTGTTGACCAGCTTGTGCTTGCGCTTGAATTTGAGATTGTGCTTGCGCTTCAGCGGCAGCGGCAGCATCAGCGGAAGCTTGTTGAGATTGTTGCTGTTGTTGCATAGCCATATATGCTAACATTGGCTCCATGCTTGATTGCGCTTGAGGTGCAGGTTTGTCTTTTTTAGGTTGTGATTTGCTTCCGCCCATAGGATTTTACGTTTAATGTTAATATCTAACGATTACTTTATACTAAGTCAAAAGTTTTCTTCTAGCTTCCTTGCATAGATCGCTTCCGGGTTCAAATCGACGGCATGAATTTGGTCTATCATTGTATACCTTACAACACACTGATTCACCGACTTTACCATCCAATGCAATGCACCGATTATTCTCTGTTTTCATCAGTGGATAGTCAGTTCTTATCATGTCACTTGGTATGTTAGTCGCATCTGACCTATCTCGTTTTAAAACAGGCCATGACCATTTGAATGAGCAACAAGCACCACATGACTTGCATTCAAACTCTATTTGTTCCATGTTACAGGTCTAAAACCCAAGTCTTCGTTCACTAAATCTTCGTATGGAGCAAGGTGAGAAATATTTGATATTTTAGCCTTTAATTTAGGACAATCAACGTATTTTCCTTCATGGCGATTAACGCAATTAAAGCAAACAGGATAAAAATCAGCATTAAGTGATTTATCTTTGTTATTGCCCCAAGTATCCCAATTTTTCACATATCGAGTTGGATCTGGAGTTACTCCTTCTTCTTCCAAATATTGAAATATGTCTTTATCAGTCCAATCTCGCATTGGATAAAGTGACATCGGCGAATCGTCAGCATATCGAATATCAACAGCAAGTGGTACATGGCCTTTAATTAAATCTGTGTCGCTGTATTTTGTTCCGATATACACTGCTCCCCAAGGCCAATTAAAAGACCCTGTAGGACGCTGTAGAAGGTCTGTAACAGCACACAGACAATCCTCTCCTTCCTTTGGCTTCTCTGTTCCTAGAGAAAGACAAACAGCGGTTTCCTTTCCCCACTGATAGTATTTAATGAAATCAAAGCGCAATTCACCAGTTTCAACGTCAGGCCCATCAGCGATTGCAACTTTACTTGGTGGATAATCGTATACTTCCAACTTCCAATTTTTGATTAGCTTGTCGGAATACGCATATCGTTCACGCATCTTTGGCTCACGATATTGAATAACTGGAAGGTCAATACCAGCTTTGAATTTAATAAGATGAAGCAATGCCGTAGAGTCTTTACCTCCACTCCACAAAACCACTGCTCTAGGCCATCTTTTATTCCATTCAATTATTTTATCTATTGTTTTATTTATTAGTTTTTCCATTTATATAATAATCGCAACACCAATCAATGCGCCAGCGGCAGCACCTCCAGCACCAATCATTTGACCTGTCATTGCATTTTTACTAGCTGCATTTTGAGTTGCATTTTGCAACATTGATTGCTCGTAGTTCTGTTTATTTTGTTGGTCAACTTGATTAATTTTCTGCAACTGACCTAAATTACTATTAATCCAATCAGATGTCGATTGATTTAATCCTTGTGCGCCTTGCATCACATTTCCTTGCCATTGCTGCATAGATTGCAAGTTTTGTGCTTTTGCAGCTTGTTCAGCAGCAATAATTGACGCTGGATCAAGTCCACCAATAGGTGCTGGAGTTTGAGCTAAATATCCTTGCTGAAGTTGCAAGTTTTGAAGTCTTGCTTGTCTTCCTTCTTGTGTAGATTGATCGTAAGCAGCAGAACGTCCAATAAGGCTATCAGTTCCAAGTCCACTTTGGATTCCAGTTTTTACTGCCCATTGATCCATCCATTTTTTTGTAGCATCAATGTTTGTAGCTTCAGCAACTCTTGATCCAAGATCATTGCGCATTTTAGCAACATCTGGGTTTAAAAGACGTTCAAATTCTTTTGAATTTTGGATGTTTCCCATTCCAAACTCAGCAGCTTGTTGTGATGTTTTTGCTGCATCAAAAAACTGCATTGCTGGAGCTTGAGAGGAATATGATTTAAGTAAATCAGATGCATTCTGCAATGCTCCCATTTGCCCTTTGGATTGAAGCAGCAATCCTTGCAAACTTACTGTTGATGTTGGCTTTGGGAATTTCATAAATTATGCAGTAGTCGATATTGATCCACTTAATGGAGCGTAATACGATCCTCCGGCTTTGGGAACATATGTTTGTCCACCATACCCAGTGATTCCACCACCACCACCACCGCCACCACCGCCACCGCCACCGCTGCCATATCTTGAACCCGCTATTCCAGCGGCTCCACCAATTGCACTGCCAGCAGCACCAACATAAGCTCCAGTCATTGCATTTTGAGCAGCTTGATTTTGAGCTTGAACACCAAGCTTAGCATTCATGTAATTCTGCCTATTTTGCGCAGCTGTTTGTTGCACGTTTTGTAAATTAGCACCAGATTGAGCCATTTGATCTGCAACAGATTGATTATATCCTCCAATATTACCATACATTGCATTTTGCCAATTTTGCATGGATTGCAAATTTTGTCCTTGCGCTTGTTGTTGTGCTGCGATTGAAGATGTTGGATCAATTCCGCCAACTGGAGCTTGCATTTGTTGCAATACTTGTTGTTGTAATGCAATGTTTTGCTGTTCTCTATTCTGTTTTGCTTGTAATGCAGCATCGTATGTCGCAGCTTGACCTATTGTTGAATCTTGCAATCCAGTTTCAAATCCTTGAATAAGACCTTGTTTCTTGGCCCATTCATTTATGTATTTACTAGCTTCTTCAGGGGAAGTTAATGCTGCAATCTCTTGTCCTTGAGCTTGGCGCATTGCAGCAGCTTCAGGAGAAATTTGTTTTTCAAGTTCTCTTGATCTTTGGATATTAGCCATTCCAACTTCACCAAGTCGTTTTGATTCTTTTAGTGGATCATAAATTTGTTGTGCTGGAGGCATTTGTGATGCCATTCTAAGCAATTCAGCTTGTCTAGCTTGTTGTCCAGCTTGAGCTTGTTGCATTGCCATCAATATGGCTAGATCCCTGCTTGAGTCAGGTTTAGAGACATACTTATTTGCATCGACTTTTTTTGATCCGCCCATAGTTAAAAATTAGTCATAGAGTAAACTTCTCTGTCCATTTTAGTCAAACCTAATTTTAACATTACGTCATTAGTAAAGCTAGGCCGATCATTGATTAGCGGAACACCAATGTATCCGGGTGAACCAGATAGTTGCGTGTGCGCTCTCCAATCACTCATTACCTGCATAACATCTTTTGGATGCGTGTATTTTGGATGAAAGGCTGGATAAACTGTTGGGAGATACACATGGTCAGAGTATCCAAATAGTTTTCCGTTAGAATAATGAGCATATACATTAACATTTGGATGTTCTATAATTGAATGTTCAAATTCTTCTGCAAAATCAACCAATTCTAAGAATTCGTTGGTTCCAGCGCGAACAAGTTTATAATCTATTTTGGGTTTCATATTTATTAATTTGTGCCTACTATTACTTCATTTCCTCCTAGATCACTAGGAATATAACCGCCAAATCTCTCTGCTTGCTGCTGTATAACTTTATTACGAGTTGCGAAATTACCACACACTATGCACGGAAGACAAGAACTATCTTCAACTGCAATCGGAACAGAAGAATAAAGCGGAACAACTGGATCATCAGCAAATGGAGATACAAATCGGTTTGGGAACTCCGTTACTTTTATAGATGCGTCAATGATCGATGGCATATTAACAAGGGTTCTGTACGCGATATTGGTTTGCTGCCGCTGCTGCTGCCTGTTCAGCTAAGATTGAAGCTTGTTCTTCAGCGTGTATAAAAGAAATGCTTGACAAAAATGAAGCTGATGCAGTAGCGGAAATAGATGGCCTTACTGAAGGCAATGAACATGATAATGTAACTGTTCTAAACACCTTTGCATACCATGATTTTTGCTCAGTGCTAGGAGCCTCATATGGATTAGGTAAAAGCTCAAGAGTCAATGTTGATCCGTCTTGAGCAAGAACACATGATTTCTTTTCGTCTGATTGCGGAACACCAGTTGACCTTTCGCTCCATGGGTCTTGGAACATACGAATTGTCTCAAGACCAAACTCACCGCACCATTCAACAAGCATTGAAAATCCCTTGTCAATATCAGTTGTGAGATTTGATTCACAAGTTAATGACGTTGCATTTCGCGTTGTTGATTCAGTAATTAAGCGACGATATTGCGTATTAAGAAATCCTAACTTTTCAATCTCTGGAGCAAATGGAGTATCTTCCCATTGATAGTTCTGAGTTACAGCAAGAAGCCTTGTGTTGAGGATTGATTGATATTGGCCTTTAGAACCCCTATAGGACGCTTTAACGTCAACTGTGCCGCCAATCTCACAACATTCAAGCTCTCCATATACGAACTGCTTGTAATCCATGCCGTCACCAAGAAGTGCAGTCTCTACTTGTGCGTAAATCCGATTAAATAGGTCAGTGGTTGTACCATCAGCGTTGATGCTCAAATACGAGTCAATACGGGTTGGCATGAATGATTCCCAAAGTGAAATGTAAGATCCATCACTTGTAGCCGAATAATCAACGCTGAAATGAAAGCATCGAGGTTGTCCATTAATGATTCCAGTAGTCCATTCAACTGGTCGAGTTCCAGTCCATACACCGCACCATGCAGGTGTCCGTTGTTGGTTGATTTCTGATGCAGCAGCCCAATCCATAACCATTGTTGCTGAGTTTAAAGGCTCAAGGTACGGGATGCTGTAAAGAAGATAATTCTCAAATGATGCTGCACAAATCCCAGTTTGATTTCCAGCCATGTATGCTTTTGCACGAACCATTTCAACGTCCTTATAAAGAACCTGAGATGATAAATAAGCGTTACCGGCAACGTCAGCAGAAACAAGGCCTCCTTGTGAAAACCACCACATTTGACCAGCTTGGAATGCAATGGATTTACCAGCAATGCAGCCCACGTTTGGAAACAAAATTGTTTGAAAGTTTACAGTAGTTCCCCATTGCGCTCTATCATAAATACCACTTGATAGTGCATACGTTGAACGATCCGTAAAAACATATAGTTTTTGGTCGTTATTCTGTCCAACGTAGTTAGCTAATGCTGTTACAGGACGAGTAAAAGAAAAATCACCGCGACTTGTTCCAGATTCACGTTCCTTCCATGATGTCGGATCACCTAAATCAGATGCTAAAACGATATTTCCATTGGCAACCCACAAACGATTGCCAGAATAAGCCATCCAAGTTCCAGTTGGAATCGATGAAGATTGAACGCCAGTTTTATTGCTTCCATCCCAATAAACAGGAGAAGAAATGCCATCTTGAATGAATAAAACGCGATGCGATGGAGTAATTGTTATGTTACCACCAGTCGAAATGTTTGCCGATTGAGTCGCAAGAGTAAAAACAAATTGCTTTACGTTAGGATCAAGAGAAACGCCTGAAAGTTGGAATGGAACCCATGATTTAGGCTGAACAAGTGGAAATGGACTCCAATAAACCTTTCCATTTACTGCAAAAACCATATATGGGATTTCAGTTTCTTCAACGCCTTCACCATTTACGTCAAAAATCTGTGGTGGATTAGTCCCATCTGCCGATTTATATTGTTTATTGGAAAGGAAAAGAATTCCACCTTGAAAGTTGCCAGCAGGTAGCGATAACCTCATGGCTTGTCCGGGTCTAGTCTGAACAATGCCACCACGGAATTGAGTATTAACAGCCCATTTTACTTGATCTTCAGGCAATGCCCAAGGATTGCGCATAGAATTTACTCCACGCAACCACCCAGCGGAAGTTTTTACTTGTCTTCCTGATGTGATTTGTTCTGATTTCATGTTACCACATAACTACATCAGTTCCATCGCCATAAGTAATATTATTTATCTGCGGTGGAGTCATTGCGTGACCATCAATGGATTCTTGTTGATTTTTAAGGTACTGATAAGCGATTCCCCAGTAGCGAACAGCTTGATCTGCGAAATCTTTGTCTTCCAAATCAACTGCATGAACTGCCGCAATGATTGCACGTTCTTGTTCAAGTGGAATAAAATCGTAAACTGAGGAAACTTTTGGAGCAGTAACTTGATATAGAATCCTAGCCCATGCACAAGGTTTACCAATGCGAATCTTGCGGTATTGTGGGTTTACTTCCGTTGGATGGTACTGACCAATCAATGTCATGTCATTGCTACGACCATAATCCCATGCGTAAAGGCTCACATAGCCATCTGTAAGGGGTTTTTCGATGTGGGCAACGGATTTCACCAGAACTGCCTCAAAAATGGCATCCGTGAAGAATGTTGACGTTACCTTGCTACCGGGTGTCGTGTATGTCTTTCGTCCAGTTGTGGAGGTTAAGTTTCTAGCGTGATTCAGCGTATCGTAAAGCTCAAACGAGTTGTTATCAATTCGCCGAACGTAATAGTTTGTTCCTTCAACAAGTCCAGTAGGCAAAACATCACCTGATTTAGCTCTTACAACAAGTTCCGCCCCTGTTTCGTAAAGTGAAGATTTAGCAACAATGTTATTCGATGGTTGAACTTCAACATTACGGATAATATCTAGACTAAGTTGACCGATACCAGAATTAGTCAATACAATAGGACTTGATCCGCTATAAACACGAATAGAATCACCAATAATCCTGATTGTGTAATCCGTAGAAGCCGCAAGTGG